ATGGCGAGTTATTGCTAGTAAAATATAGGCCAGCAAAGAAATTAAAAAAAACAGACCTTAAAACATGGTGCCAAAAAGATAAAGATACATCGCCGGTGTTGTTTGGGATGGATAAAATAGACACTACAAAACCTCTAGTAATATGCGAGGGTGAAATAGATAGATTAAGTTGCATAGAATCGGGATTTAAAAATGTAGTTAGCGTTCCTTTTGGGGCCGGAAATTACAATTGGATAGAATACAATTTTGAATGGCTTGAAAATTTCAACGTTATTATAATTTGGTCAGATAATGATGCAGCCGGTGACAAGATGCGTGAGGAAGTAGTACCGAGACTAGGAGAATACCGTTGTAAAATAGCCAAGGGCATCGAGAACGATATTAACTTGCAATTGTATAGGCATGGTAAACAAAGCGTGCTAGACACCATATCAAAGGCTAAAGACATACCTATTAAAAATGTAATAGATATGGCAGACGTTGAGGACTTTGATATAAACAAAGTTCCTAAGATTCAAAGTGGATATAAACAGTTAGATAAATATATAGCCGGGTTCGTATTACCTAGCATTGACATAATAACGGGAATTAATTCAAGTGGTAAAAGTACACTGATAAATCAGATGTGTATAGCAGAGCCACTAAAGCAAGGATATAAGACATTTATATTTTCGGGAGAACTTCAAGCAAAGCAATTAAGATCGTGGATAGAATTTCCTATATGTGGTAGAGAGTATATAGAGGAAACAAAGCCGGTTGAGGATGAACCTATAGGTTATTGGATAAGGAAAGAAACAAAGGAATACATGAGAAAGTGGTACAAAGGGAATATATTCTTTTATGACAATGAGGATGATTATTCTGCAAAGACATTATTAAATAAGATGGAAGAAATGGCTAGAAAGTTTGGAGTTAAAAACTTTATATTAGATAATTTAATGATGATAGATTTAGATTGTAATACCTTTGAACTTAATAAGAAACAAAAAGAATTTGTTTTGGAATTAAAGAAATTTACTAGGAAGTTTAACAGTGTTGTCCACTTAATAGCACATCCAAGAAAACAAGACATGATTAAAAGGTTAACAAAAATGGACGTGGCTGGAACGGGCGATATAACAAACCTCGCTGACTATGTATTCGCAGTACACAGAGTAACAGACAAAGAAAAAGAAGCTACAGAGAGTAAAGGAGAAGTAACACCGGGGTGCCCATATGATTGTTTATTAGATTTATTTAAAAATAGACCACTAGGGTATCAAGACAAAACAATAGGTTTGCATTTTGACATGAAATCTAAGAGATACTATGGGGATAGCGATAATTTAGATTTAGAGCATGGATGGGTAGAAGGATATAAGCAATATTTAGTAGTTAGTAAAGCAAATAAGAGAGGTGAAACCGGGGAGTTTATAACCAATGTAAATATATTTGATGATTCGAATTTACCATTTTAGGGGGGCTAGCAAATGGATATAAAACAATTTAGATTAAAACATAAAGATTTCTGCAATAAATATAATGAAATTCTTGATTTGTATTATAGGGTTTGTGATTATATCGAAGAACCGGAAAGAACAAAGGAAGAAATGGAAAAGTATTCTAAATATATAGCTTCTTATGCTCAATCATTATCAAACATGATGATTGAATACACAACTATAAATAAAAAAGAAATGGATAATAGAACCATCTTAGGTGGCTTTATACAGTATGACAAGGTTAGTTGATAATCTCATAAGCCTATATTTTGATAAATGTTTTATAAAAGGGAATAAGATACTAGAGTTACTAATTTATTGGCTTATGAGAATAAATAAAAAATTCTATAAATGTTAAAATAGAGGTACACAGTTATATTGAGGGGGCTTAATAATGACACCGAAAGAAAGCATGGAATACACGATTAAAGAATTTGCAAAACGTAGGAAAGCTAAAGAGGAAGAGGTTAGGAATTATCAAGTCAGTAACGTAAATAGGATTAAAAGGAGAATAAGATGACATTAACTGAATTATATGAGAAACAAAAGCAACTAGACCAATTAATAGTAGATGGTATTAACAATATAGATTTAGATGGTAACGACATAATATTTCTATCTGACAGAATTACCGCTTTAGGAGTTGAAGTGTCAGAGTTTGCAAATGAGGTAGAAGCTTTTAAGTATTGGAAACGAAACAAAAGGAGCGATAAAGAAAAACAACTATCAGAGTACGTGGATATATTACACTTTTGGTTAAGCATAGGTAATACAATGAAATTTGAACCATTAGAAGTTGAAGCAGCATATCGTAAAAAATATAGAGAGAATATCGAAAGACAAAAGAATGGGTATTAATATGATTTAAACCACTAATTACTCACATCTAAGCAACTTAAACTATATATGTGAGTAATTACATCAAATGAATTATAAATAGCTTAAAATTGAAATCAAGGGGGATTAATGATAATGAAGAAAAAAGAGTTAATGGTATTTATAGATAAGGTGGAACACAAAGCAATTTATAGTGTGGAGGATAAGTTTAATGCTCAAATTCAGAAAGAAAAAAGCAATGTATTAAAAACTAATGGTTATGTTGAAAGGATTAATAAAATTCAAAATAAAGTCAATGAATTATTTATTGAATCACAAGCTTTATATCTTGATATGAAAGAGGATACAACTACTAGGTATGATTACTATAATAATACGGCAACAAAGCTTAGTGACTATACCGGGAGTGGGACAATACTTGCTAATGACTTAGAACATTGTCAGTTCGATGGTGGTTCAGTTGAAAAAATTAGATATACAAGAGATGAAGAAATCAAAGCAATTAAAGATAATTACGGTAAGGTTCGTGTCATATGTGAATCGTATAGTAGTGCTAATAAAATAGCGGAATATTTAAAAGAACTGGGATTCGATTTGTCTACTATAGAAAACAAAGAAAATCAAGCATTAACAGTTAAAATTGATAAAACAAAATTATTTGTATGTGGTGAAAACAAATAAATCCAAGGGGGATTAAACATGAAACAAATATTTATAAGGGTAAAGGCGGAAAAAGATAACGTGATTTCTTATTTTGATAAGGATATTGACCAAGCAACCGAAAAAGAACGATATAAATGGTATGAGAGATTAAGCAAAGGACAAGTTATATCTATGTTTGAGGATGCTAGGGGGTTTAAAAAATGAGGTCAAGAGAGGAAGAGTTGAGGAAAATAGGGTTATTTAAACCGAATTGGTATGCTTTAATAGCTTGCATATGTGCAGAAAAGGAAACGAGCGTATTTCAAGGTTGCAAAAGTTTAGGGATAGAACTAAAGGATGAAAAGCTGGGGAAAGCAATAAAAGATAAAACCCGAGTTACAATAAATAATAAAGGACGTGCCCCAGTACAATTTGATTTAGAGGAAGTTAAGAGGTTATACAAAGAGTTAAAATCAGTAAGACAAGTAGCTATTAAATTAAAGGCTTATGACGTAACAGTAAAAAAGTTTATGGTTGCCAACGATATTGAAATTATTAAGAAAAGTATTGTATCAGATAGCTATGATATGCTAGATGTACTTAGATTATTACAAAAGGGTGACGATTTAAAACAAATAGCACAAATAAAAGGTTATAAATATGCTAGTTTTTATAAATTCATGAACGGAAATAGAATGAAAGAGGTGGGTTAATAATGAATATTATTATATACAGAGTACAACATTAGTGATATAATATAACTAAGGGGTGGTTATATTATGGAAATTTGGAAAGAAATAGACGGATATAAAGGATTATATAAAATAAATAACATGGGTGATATTATAACATTACCTAGAGAAATGAGAAAAGGCAAAGCAATGTTCATGTCTAAAGAAAAAACAATGAAACAATCTAACAATACTATGGGGTATAAAGTAGTGAATCTAACTAAAAATGGTAAACACAAAATAGAAAGAGTTCATAGGCTGATGGCAAGTAATTTTTTAGGAAAAGCCACCAAAGATAAGCCTATAGTTAATCATAAAGATGGTAATAAAAAGAATAACAATATAGAAAATTTAGAATGGTGCAACAATAGTAAAAACCAACTTCATGCAATAGAAACCGGGCTAAGGTCTAGTTTTAAAATAACTAAAGAAGAATTAAAGTTAGAATATGAAATAAATAATCTAACGACTACGGAAATATCGAAAAAATATCACACAACATCATCAATAATAAACAACAATTTTAAAAAAAGTAAACTTAAAAGGCATAAAAAAAGCAAATTTATTTTGGACTATGAATTTTTAAAGAAAGAACTTAAAACAAAAACACAAACTGAACTGGCAAAAGAATTGGGATGTACTCAATCGTTAATATGCCATACACTGAAAAAATATAAAAGGAGTGAATTAATTTGAACATATGTATTATGAAGGGGAATATATCAAGGGATATAGATTTACAATATAAAAGAAATGGTGAAATGGCGGTAGCTAAATTTGGAATAGCCGTATCAAGAATGAAAAAAGATGATCCGAGTGATTTCTTTAACTGTACTGCATTTGGTAAAACTGGCGAATTGATAGCAGAGAAGCTAAGCAAAGGCAAACCAATATTGATTAATGGACATTTGCAAAGTGGTAAATACGATAAAGATGGACATACTATTTTTACAACTGACGTAATTGTTGATAGGTTTGAGTTTATAAGTAGAAAAGATGATGGAGAACACGCCAAAGATACTACAAATAACCAACATGAAGATATAACACCTATAGACGATGGAGATATACCCTTTTAAGGCATATCTCCCTTGACAGATAAGCTATAAATATAGTATAATATTACCAAGGGGTGGTAATTATGGGATATGCAAAAGGGATAAGATGGTCAGATGATTTAATGAAAGAAAAGGTTTTTGAAGTCATGAAAGTATTAATGATAAATAGGATGCCTAGCGCTAGAGAAACAGAAATGGTTCTAGGTAATTCAAGCCTTTCAAATAGAATAGCAAAAACTGGCGGTTTTTATAAATTAGCTAAAAAATTAAAACTTGAAATAAAAGATAGTTGCACTAAGACGGGAATTATTAACGAAAATAGAGCGGAAAAACTCGTAAAGGATAAAGGTTGGGTTGTAAATAATACTTCGGTAAAGTATGCCTTTGATTTATTAATAGACAATAACATAAAGGTAGATGTTAAAAGTTCAAACCCATTTTTCAATGCCAAAGAAAAATCGCATATTTTCGGTATCAACAAGCTTAATTCTTCTTGCGATTTATTTATATTAATAGCTTTAAATACTGAAAGCGAGATAGAAACAGTATATATAATACCTTGTAGCAAAATTACTGAAACTACTTTAAAAATAAAAAGCGATGGCAAATACGATAAATATATTAATAGATGGGATTATTTCAATATTTACCATGAGTTTTATTTAACTTTATAGAATATTTAAAGTTGATTAGAAACGATATGAGAGGGGTTAATATTAATGTTAATAAAAACTATATGTTATAAATGTGGGGATATATTAAATTTATATGTACATGATGAAAATAGAAAGAAAGCAACAAATTCTAAAAGATATATAAAAGGAAAATTTTGTTGCCAAATGATAGATAGAAAATGTAATGAAAAGGAGAATGAGGAATATGGAAGATAAAAAAGAAGTTGAAAAAGGTATTCCGTTTTCCGAGAAAAGGACTTTTGATTGTTTGGATTGTTGCGAATGTTGTCAAGAGTTTCAGTGTCCTAATAATTTGACGAGGTGTGAATAAGGTGAATAAGAAAACATATGGTTTAATATATAAAATTTCATATTGGACAACTACTTTAGTATTAAGGTTAATATTAGTTAGCATATTAATAGCTTTAATTGGAATGTTAGCACAACCTATACTAAATTATTATCTATAGTATATCTAAAAGCACTCAATAAATGGGTGCTTTTTCTTTTTATGTTATAATTATATAGGGGGTGGGGCTATGTCTGTGGTTAAGCTAACAGAGAAGCAGAAAAGATTTTGTGATTATTTTATAGAACTAGGAAATGCAACAGAAGCATATAAAAAAGCTGGGTATGCTGCAAGTAATGCAAACATAGCCGGAGTTGAAGGAAAAAAACTACTAAGCAATCCTAAGCTAAAAACATATATAGATAATTTAATAGCTAAAAAAGATTCCAAACGCATAGCCACACAAGATGAAGTCCTAAGATACCTAACAACGGTAATGCGTGGTGAGTTGACAGATGAAAATATAGTAACTGAAAATATAGGCGATTTTATGAGTGAAGCAAGGATAATTGAAACTAAAGTAAAGCCAAAGGATCGTAACAAAGCCGCAGAGATGTTAAGCAAACGTTACGGACTAGATAAGCCAATAGAAAAGGAAATAGATACCGGGGGTGTTGTGTTTGAGTTTAAGCGTGAACGTAGCTGATACAATATCACCGGCTTTCGATGAAATATTTTACGATATTATGGAGCATAAATATACACATTTCGTAACTGACGGAGGTAGAGGAAGTACCAAGTCAAGTTTTGTTAGTGAAATGATTCCACTTGTAATGATGCAGAACCCAAACTATAATGCGGTAGTTTTAAGGAAAGTTGCAAATACTCTTAAGAAGTCGGTTTATAATCAAGTATTGTGGGCCATAGATACGCTGCAAATAAGAAACTTATTCAAAGTTACCATATCACCACTTGAAATAACTTATATTGCAACCGGCCAAAAGATAGTATTTTTAGGGTGTGATGATCCAACCAAAGTTAAAAGTATTAAGTTTGAAAAGGGTTATGCTGCTATTGTGTGGTATGAGGAATTAGACCAATTTAGCGGAATGGAAGAAATAAGAAATATCAATCAATCGCTATTACGTGGCGGTGATAAGTTTTGGGCGTTTTATTCATATAATCCACCTAGAAGCAAGAATAATTGGGTTAATGAAGAAATGTTAATAGATAAAGATAATAGAAAAGTATATCATAGCAGCTATTTAAGCGTACCTAGAGAGTGGCTAGGAGATTTATTCTTTATAGAAGCAGAACAACTCAAAGAAACCAAACCAATGGCATATGAGCATGAATATTTAGGGATTGCAACCGGAACCGGGGGAAGTGTATTCGATAATGTTACAATTAGACCTATAACAAATGAGGAAATTAAATTAATGGACAAGTTCTATTATGCGTGTGATTTTGGATTTAGTGTTGACCCGGCAGCGTGGGGGAAGTCTTATGTACATCATAATAAACTTTATA